CTTCTAGGCCACATTGATCGCTGGCAAAATGACCTGTACCCACTCGTTGACCCCATCCCGCAGCCTGACGCAGCGGACTACGCCACCACCGAGGAGCACAAAGGGGCTCGAGCCCGTTATTTCCATTCACTTGGCTCACATCAACGCCGGTTACCTGCGTCGTTTGTCGCTGAGGCCATGCAAGCGCAAACCCTGCAGGGTTTCTTTGACGCTCATTTTGGGGTCAGCGCAACCGGGGCGCGTAACGAAAGGTCACCCCGGGCTGGGATGAACACGAAATCCCTGTTGAAACACGAAACGCTGGAGTTTAGGCATTTCGCAGGGTCAGCCAACCCTCACCACATCGGTGAGGCGTTACGATGGTGCGACCTGTTTGTCACGAGCGCGTTCAACGGCGAAAACCCGGTGGAACTATTTCACACGCTCGGCCCGTGGGGTTTCCCTAAACACATGAAATACGAGCACCACCTTGAGACTGAGTGGCGTTTGACCAAGAAACGAGGCGTATGAAAGTACTTTTTGTTTGCACCGGTAACGTCAACAGGTCAGCCGCAGCGCAGGTCGTGGCGATCAGCGCAGGGTTTCACGCCGTGTCCGCAGGGACGTCACCTAACGCCGCAGCGCGTCGCCCTATGGCGAAACAGATGCGTTTGACGCTAGCCAGCCTCGGTGCTGACGAAGACCTCATTAACCAACACCGGTCGCAACACGTTGACGAGGTCGACGACCTGTTTGACTACGTCGTCGGGTTCCAAGAGTCGCACCGCAAATGGGCGCACCAAACTCACCCTGCGACCCCGTATTACACAATGGTGGATGTCGTCCCCGAGCCGAAGTGGGGGATCAAAGTACCCGACCCGGGCTTCGACAGGTCTTTGGTCGCCCCGGTTGGCGCTTACATCGCTCACGCCACGCCTTTATTGTTTGAAATGCTGCCATGAGGGTGCTAGTCGTCGGCAATGGGATCGCAGGGTCGTCGTTTACTCGACTCGCTCGAGGCGCAGGCCTCGACGTGACTGTCTGCGCCAACTCGACTCGCCGGCGGGCATCCATTGCAGCGTTGTGTGTCACTCGACCATCGTGGTTTACTGGCGCAACCCGCAGGGAGTGTGAGTGGGTGATCGACTGGTACCGCAGCCACGGGTGGTTGACCACTTCTGAGGCTCATTACTCGTCGTATCGCCTTGAAAACCCTGAGGTGCGCCCTGATTACTTCTCCCTCGACCCTGCGAAACCACTCGTCGACGCTGACGTGGACTGCGACTGGGGCGACCTGACAGGGGTTTACGACCTGACAGTACTCGCTCGAGGCGCAGGGTCTGACCTCGATTGGCGACGGCAATACGGCTCGACGACCATCAGCGACCTGCGGGGCGCACCACCTATCGCCGCTTACCATGATCGACCCCGCTCGGTGATGTTTGCTTGCTCAAATGACAACAAAACGGTGCGGTTCGGGTCGTCGAAAGCCACCAACGAGGCGACCGCCATCGAACGCCAGCAACGAGACTACGAAAAAGCGGTTGCGTTGGGGTTAGTCACCCCCGGTAACACTTCGATGATCACCGGGGTGCGCCTAATGCCACCTAAAGGCACCCCAGCAGGCTCACCGCGTTGGTTGACCCCCACCACCGTTGCCGTTGAGGGCTTTGGCCGGGTTGGTTATTCACTCGCCCCGGCCCGCATGAAACAACTACTTGAAGAGGTCACCGCGTGAAAACCTTTTACATCATCGGCCCCCCCGGGGTTGGCAAATCCACCGCAGTATCGTCGGCGATACGTTTACTCAACTGGGGTACGCCCCGGTTGATCATGAAACCGTTCGCCCACGAGGTTTACACCGACGTGGCTGCCATCCATTTAGGCAAACACCGAGACAACGGTTTCCCCGGTACTGACACCCTCAGCCTTGGGGTCAACCCGAAAGCTGTTGAGTTTATTGCCGGCTGCCCTGCGAAAATCGTTGTAGGTGAAGGCGACCGCCTCGCAAATAAACGATTTCTAACGACCTGCGCTGATTACAGCCCTTTAACCCTCGTAACCCTCGTCGCTCCCCCCGGGGTATCGCACCAACGCATGGTCAACCGCGCCGAACAACGAGGCGTGGCACCCCAAAAAGAGTCGTGGTGGGCAGGGCGTTACACCAAAACAAGCAACCTGCGGTACTTATCGCACCCCAACCTGACCCACCACGCCATCAACGCCACCAACAACCCTGCGGTGGTCGCCCAACAACTCGCCAACCTGATAGGAAACGCATGAGGCAACTAAAACCAAAACAAGCAGCACGGTACATTGAGGTGCTGGAACTTCGGTGCGCCGGGTTGTCATACGAGGAAATAGCGAAACGCACCGGTTACGCCGGCCGGCAAGGCGCAAAAAAGGCTTACGACTCGGCGTTGAATCGGTGGGCGGTGGAAACCGTTGAGCAGCAACGCATTATACAATCGGAGCGCCTTGACCGCATTTTCACCCAAGCGTACATTGCGGCCCGCGGCGGTGACCTCAAAGCGATCGACCGATGCTTGAAAATCGAGGAACGTCGAGCCAGGCTGTGGGGTTTAGACGCACCAAAGCAACACACCCTGACCGGGGCAAACGGTGCGCCACTCGAGGTCGCTACCGACATTGGCCGGATACTCGAAGACCGCATCAACTCCATTGCCGAAAGGGATCGCTCGGTGGTCGAACTTGACCCCATCTAACCTCTCCCGAGTGCAACGCATCGCCTTGATGCCACCCGAAGACCGTCAGACGCTCATACAAGGCCTGTCGGACGCCGAACGCCACGCAATGATCTACGACTGGGGTAGTTGGGCTAGACCCCCGCAGATGTCCCCTGCGTGGCCGTGGCGGGTTTGGCTGCTCTTGGCTGGCCGTGGGTTTGGGAAGACCCGGTGCGGCGCGGAGTTCATACGCCAAGAGGTAACCGGTGGCCGGGCGCAACACATCGCCCTGATCGCACCAACTGCTGCTGACGCTCGGGATACGATGATCGAAGGGGAATCAGGGTTGCTAGGGGTGTTCCCCCCTGAGCAGCGCCCCACCTACGAGCCATCCAAACGCCGCATCACTTTTCACAATGGTGCGACCGCAACAGCGTTCTCCGCTGACGAACCTGACCGCCTCCGCGGCCCGAACCACGACTTGGCTTGGTGCGACGAGCTTGCAGCGTGGCGTTACCCCGAGGCGTGGGACATGCTGACCTTTGGTTTACGAATCGGCGACCACCCCCGGGTTGTCGTCACAACCACCCCGAAACCCACGTTACTGATCAAAAACTTAATGACTCGAGACGACACTCACGTCACCCGGGGGTCGACGTTCGACAACTCAGCAAACCTCGCACCGGCTTTCCTCGCCGAGGTCACCGCTCGATACGAAGGCACACGCCTCGGTCGACAAGAACTCCACGCCGAAATACTCGACGACGTCGACGGCGCGTTGTGGAGTCGAGACATGCTCGACGATCATCGAGTGACCGAAACACCTGCGCTTACTCGTTTGGTGATCGCCGTCGACCCTGCGATTTCATCGACTGCTGAATCAGCCGAAACAGGGATCATTGCCGTCGGCGTCGACGACCGGCAACACGGTTACGTCCTCCATGACCGCACAACCCGAGGCACCCCACATGAGTGGGCGCAACAAGCCGTCGCCCTGTACCACACTTTGAAAGCGGACCGCATTATCGCCGAATCCAACCAAGGCGGGGACATGGTGAAGCACACACTCGCCACCGTTGACCCCAACGCCCCGGTGCGCCTCGTTCACGCCTCACGAGGCAAACGCACCCGCGCTGAGCCTGTCGCAGCCCTTTATGAGCAAGGCCGTATCCATCACGTTGGGGCGTTCAACGACCTCGAAGACCAGTTGTGTTCGTGGGTACCCGGCGAAGGCGCTTCCCCTGACAGGCTTGACGCTTTAGTGTGGGGGTTCACCGAACTCCTTGTTGGTCATCAGGCTCCCCCTGCTGTGATACCCTCAGGGTTAGCGCAGTCAAATCCGTGGTCTATTTCGTGAGGCAAACCCTGTGACCAACAAGCCACCCACCAAGAAAGCCAAAAGACCAACCTCGACTGATTTCGCCGAAGTCGGTTCAAGTGGCCTCGTCCAATACGGCGGCCGGGTGCAAGAGGACTTTCTACGGCAACTCCAAGGCATCAAAGCAACCGCCACTTACCGCGAAATGGCCGACAACCACCCTGTAATCGGGGCGATACTTCACGCAGTTGAAATGCAGTTCCGAGCAGTTGAGTGGACGGTGGAACCATCCGACCCCGGTAATGACACCGCAATCGCCGAAGCCCAGTTCGTCGCGGAATGTATGGGCGACA